TCCGGATGAGCGTTATCAATTGTAAAAACATATTCGCCTGGATGCATTCTTTTATCTTTACCGAAAAATTCACAACGAGAAAGAATTGGTTTTTCAACTACTGTCAAATGATAATCGAAACAATCCCAAAGTTGAAGAACATCAAGAGGCAAGAGTTCACCATGATTTGTCTTCCATACAAAAGCAGATATCGGAAGTTTATCGAAAAGAGCTCCATATTCCGTTAACAAGGTTTCAAAATATAAAGCTTTATATTGAGTTGATTTTGCTGATATCCATATTCCAGGTGTAAACTCACCGTGTCCTTTTTGATGATCATAAAGAAATTCTTTACGAACGTATACATTTTCTGGCGGTAACGGAGCTACTAAAAATGACATTAGTGAAAAGTATCCTTTGGTCGTCTAAATTTAACTATGTTATCTCCACGTGGATCTATTTCTTCTTCGTATTCGTCTAAATCATCAAGCATTCTCATATATTCTTCAAATTCTTCTTCACTAGCTTCTTCTAGCTCTTCCATAGTTTTACCACCCATTGCGACTCTTTTCATTTTTTCTATTGTTCGATTATAGTGCTTCATAATATTTTCTGAAGGAGTTGTTTCAACTACAATGTGTGCCAGATTAAGAATGTGAATTTTATCCATATCTTCGGTAAATGACATCAATGGTCTAAAGGCAAAATAAGAAATGCCTTCTTCTGCGTTATCTGACTCAATAATTTTAAGTGCTTGAGCCATGACGATAACACCCTCTTCTTGATCAACATCGATGATGTTAGCAATAAATTCTTCGCCACTAGTTAGTTTAAGTTGTTTATAACTCATAGGTCAATATCATATGTTTTACAGTTAAATTGTTCTTTTTGGTATATCTTAAAGCGCTCTTTTCCATGTAGCCATGCAAAGTTTTTTTGATTTTCAGTACTAATATTATCTATAATATCATATAACTTAGTCGCACGCCGATCATCACTTTGTCGTAATCCTCTACCAATTGATTGTAGCACTCTAATTTGTGATTTCGAAGGCGATGCAAAAATAATATTATGTAAGTTTTTTATGTTGATACCAGTGCTAAAGGTTCCAAGACTAGCAACAATGATAGAATTTTTTTGTTTTTCTACAATTCCACGAATTGCTTCTCTATCTGACGTGGCTACATCACCGGATACAAAGAAAACTTTTCTACTTACGACAGCTTTGTCTTGTATTGATTGAAAAAGAGGTTTACCATGTTTTTCTACGTAATTAAAAAGAACAAGTGTATTACCTTTTAAATCTAAAGCTAGATTAGCAATAAACTTATTGCGCTTTTCATTTGTTACTATTTCTGTGATTTCTTCTTGATATGTTTTAGTACCAAATGATTCTCTATATTCTTTTGGATAATTTAACACAAGTCGTTTAATATCAAGTTGTGCCAATGTATCATTGTCTTGTAATTTTTTTGTGGTCGTTACTTTATATATCTTACCAAACAACCCTTGAAGTACGAGCTCATGAGTTTGAGTGCCATCCAAGGTTCCGGTAGTTCCATATCTATAAGCAGCTTCAGTAGCTTTATTCATAATATTCATTAATGACTTTGATTTAAATCCATGACACTCATCACCAATCACCATGCCAAATTGTTCGAACCATTGTTTGGGTAGCTTATAAATTGACTGCCACGTAGAAACAATAATAGGAGCATTAGTGTTTTTATCTTTACCTGAGTAAATTTTATGAGCTAATCCTTTTGGCATATTATATTCTTCGAAATCATTTGTCATTTGCTCAACTAAAGAAGTTGTCGGTACAATAACTAATACCTTTTTATTACTTGTACCTCTTAGGATTCCTAAGTAGTATGATAATAGGACATATATGATAAGTGATTTGCCAGATCCAGTTGGAGAAAGAAGTACACCACGTTGTCTTTTTAGTCCTTCAATAACGGCAAGAAACTGATAGTCTCGTAATGTAAATGGCAGATTTAATTTAGAAATAAATGTAGCTAATTCTTTTGAATCGATTGTATCTTCAGAATATGGCATGCCGTAAAGCGTACGTACTGCTTCATAATTATAACCACGTGATTCTAAAAACTGAACGAGATGATATATCAAACCAGCTGGTAATTCACCGGTACGTTTATCAAATAAACGAATTTTTCCATCCCAAACTCTTCGTTTAAAAGCCGGCATAAATTTATAGCCAGGCACAAAAAATGAAAAGAATTCATTAAGTTCTTCGGCTTGCCCGTAATCACACTCAACGTGTAAGTTAGCCTGATTTAATTTCCGGATTCGAACTGCTTCCACTTGATTATGTTTCCAATCGTTTGATGTCGCCAATTAATATTTGAAACTATTTCAGTTAATGTCTCAACTATTGTTTTATAGTATTGAATCTTTTCTTCAGACTTTTGAATTTCAGGATCTGAATCATAATAGTATTCCATATCACCTTTCATAATTTTTAACCCGTTGAAAGGATCAGGATTCCATCCAAGTTGAGCAACATCCTCTTGACTCATTTTTCCATTGTACCATTCCCACTTTTGTTTAAGTAGTGTCTTTTGAGAAAATTCAGCTCTTTTCAAAAGCAATTTAGCATTCGAAAGTTTTTCAAGATATTTAGCATGTAAAAGAGGTGTATTCCTAGAATCTTCATCAAGCTTCATACTAATTTTACTATCCTCACTCCACTGAGTAAGGATTTCTTTCAAGTCAATCATAATCAATCTCCATCATATAAGATTATCTATACTAATTCAAAAAGCGTAAATCTAAATCCTATGGCAACTGTAATAAATTCTGTACCAGAAGCTGTTGCTTCAAACGCGATGTCTCCTAAAGTGACTGGCATAGCATCTGTATATCTTATTTGTTTTATTACTGTGTTTGAACTTGATAGAATAGATAGCGTAATATCAGCAACAGAGTTAATTGCACTATCATCTCTATCAAGAGCACTTATAAGTGGATTATCAACAATTCGACGCATCCAGTCATGCATTTCTGTATATGCTTTCATATCTTCGTCAAGAATAATATTTGCTGAAAACTCACCATAATCGAGTGCACCACCAGGAAATGGAACACTTCTTAGTTTTCTAAAAGGTATTTCTGCTGGCGACAGTGACATACTAGGATGATTCACTGATTGACAAAAATACTCGAGATTAGGATAATTTGTCCGATCGATCGTTAGTTTAAACGACGTAGGTTGAATATAGTTAATGTTTGTAGTAAGTGTAGCCATAACTCTATTTATATTAAAAGAAAGGGCCATCCGAAGATGGCCCAGTTTTTTCGCGTATTACTATTACAGTTGTTTTTAATTTTGGTCCTACGAAAGGATGTTGTTCACTGCAAAGATTCTGTAATACTGGTTTGTACGTGCAGTTGCTAGTCCGTCGGCTGGCGTGGAACCAACAAATGGATTAGATACCATGCCATAACGAGTTTTGAACCCGATACGTGGCTGGAAGTCTTCCTCACCCACTGCCTTGACCATTGTTAATGGAACGTATGGGCAATAGAAGAGACCTGCGTCATATGGGTTAGTACCCTTATAACCAACGTTGATGTAGTCACGAGTTGAGAATGGATCGATATAGACTCTAATACGTCCGTTCAGTGTACCGGCAAATGTGTTACCAGTGTCATCAACATTCAGGTTAGTAGCAAGTGCTGGAGTGTAGTCTAACATGCCGGCAGCGTTAAGAGCAGCAGCAACGTCAGAAGAACACAGGATAAAGTTACCTTTACCACGACGTGTTTCTTTTGCGATAACGTTAGCTTCACGCTCAATCTGCATGATCATGCCTTTGTACTTTTCAACCGACCAACGACCATCTGCATCTGTTGCCAGATCGAAGATACCAAGTGTCTGGTTGGAAGTCTGACGAGAACCGATTTTTGCCTGTGAGTTGATTGTACGTACAACTTCACGGTTGATTTCTGACAGAATTTCAGTTGAAAGAATGTTTGCCAGTTCTGTTTCAGCATCCAGACCGTGGATAGCTTTCAGATCCTGTGCAAGTTCAAGTGTGTAGTTAGCGCGAAGAGCACGTGTCTTTGCAGTAACTGTTGACTTTTCAATGGTGAAGCCCATTGGAGCAAGTTCTTCTTGACCTGTTCCACCAAGTACTTCGCCTTCAGC